CACCGCCGTTGTCCCGGATTGTACCGAGAAGATTGCTTTCTTCTGCCGCGACGAGCACGAGAACCCGCTCCCGTCCCCGGTGCTGGAAACCGGGCCGGTTCATGTCGAGCCTGGCGACACGGTAGTGATTCATGTTCCCATGAACGAACGGGGCGACCGGCCCTTGGTTATCTACATTGCCGGGCCATATTCCGCGCCGACACTGGAAGAGCGGGAAGCGAACACGCGGCGGGCGATGAGGGCTTTTTTGGCGATCCTCGCGAAGGGACATTACCCGATCTGCCCGCACCTATCCCATTATCCGCACGAATTGTTCAAGCAGAAATTCCGAAGAGAAATACCCTACGAGGTATGGATCGAATTAGACAAGCAATACCTGATCCGGTCGGATGCGATCTATTACATGGCTCCGTCACCCGGTGCGGAAAATGAACGCAGGCTGGCCGTGAGATCCGGGAAACTCATCTTTCATGCCCTGGGGGATATCCCTGACCTGAAGGGAGATCGATGGTCGAAGGGACTCATCCCGGTGGCGTCGGAACCAAAACAGGCGCACGATCAGGACGCGGAATCCCACCTACCGGCTCAGCCGGAATCCGTAAGGGTGGTAAACGGGATTCGGCTTTGTCCCGAATGTTGGAAACAGGTAGCGGCTTTGCTCCATGGAGGGACCGGGTTCTTTCCACTGTCGGAAAAAAAACACGGTTTGGTTCCGCCCATCGAAGGCGGCTATCAGCCAGTCACGCACCTTGAGAATCCGGTTCCTCCAGGTGGCGGATCGGGCGTCATGCCTCCATTGCCAAAGGGCGGTACAGGACAGAGCGCGGACGCCCCGACCAGGCCCACGCGCCCGGAGCCGGTCATTGCGGACGAGGCCGACAAGAAGCCCTTCCTGCCGAAACCGACACCGCCGCCAATACGGTTGATCAGAGATGGTGAAGCGTTCACAAGCGAAGAGATTGAATTCTTTGGAAAGCACTCACTGCTAATCCGCAACTGGCGCGTGTGGCCCTGGAACTGGTGGAGGAAATAGCCATGGACATTGGACCGATACCCGTTAAGGACCTGGTACTTGCTACCGTTAAAGGTTCAGGGGACGAAACGAAAGGGCCGTGGAAGGTCCATATTATTCATCCGGTCAATGACGTTTCGGAAGAAGGGATTATCACACCATATTGGGATAGGAACGAGTTCTCAGACGAGAGATCTCGTTGTCTCTGCGGTCAGGAAATGTCGGAGAACTCGTATGGCGAAGAGTTCTATATTGACTTCACTTGGCCCAGGTATGCGGAACTGATACTGGACAAGAAGGTCTGTAAAAAATGCCGGGCCATTTTCGAGAAGGAATACCGGGGCGTCGGCAGAGTAGAGGGCGTGATCGGAGAAGGCGCATGAAACGCAAATGGTCCCCGAACCCGCTCCACCGTTACCGGCTCACCTACCCGTTTGGTTTCGTGGCACGGAATCCAGAACGAGTACCCTTGCAGTTCTCAACTAAAGACCTGTTCAGGATATTTGATATCTGCTGGGCCAGGCCGGTAATCCAGAACATAAGAGAGCAGAATCGGCAAATGTGGAGCGCAGGCAATGGACAAGGATGAATTGAATCGTCTAATTGTAAAATTCAAAGAGGCACAGAGCTATTTGTGCTCCTATCGGGATTGCTTGGCTGAAATACAAAGGAATTGCCAGGATAAGGAATCGGAAGGCTTTGCCTTTGTTGCTCTTGCTGGAACAGATAATCCATTCGAGCCAAGCGGACCATTGGAAATGGCGATCCATCATTTAGAGACATTGGTGAAATCATGACCCGATACGCTGCACAAACAACGGTTAGTTGCGGTCAATCAAAGGACGAGATCGAGCGCATTATTACTCGGTACGGAGCAACAGGATTCGGTTACGGATGGGAGAAAGAAGGGGAAATGCTGTATGCGAAAATTGGTTTTAAAATGAACAATCGCATGATCGGCTACGATTTGGTCCCATGATGAGGACCTACCATTTCACCTGCCGATTCTGTGGAAGGAAAGCCACGATGGAGACCCGCAACTTGGAAGAGGCCGAACATTCGATTCGCATTTTGTGTTGGAAAAAGATGCAGATTGAAACCGCAGCTGACAAAGGATGGGTTTGTGGTTGGTGCGTCGGACAAAACTACATTCAGTGCGGATATTTCTGGAAGCGAATAGCGAACCGAAGAGGCGAAAGCCGCGTGGTAAGAAATTGAGGCACGACAAGATCAAGTGTAGATACCTCCACATCGTTCACATGTGCGGCGCATTTGGAGGCACATCGAAGCGGGGAGTCTACTGCTGTCGGTTACGCTTCTGGCCGTTGTTCAAGTTCCAACGTTGTGTTGGCTCCGAATCGACCATCTGCCACTTGCGTTTGCACGATGCCTCGAAAGGTCCGATCGAACAGTTTCTTTTCTGGCCGAAGAACGTGGCTGGAACGGAATATGAAGAGATTCAAGTAGAGATGCTTGATATTGAGGAAATCAAATGCAGGATGAAAGCGGAAAGAATGGGATGATAAACATTACATGGTTTGCAGGTCTATCCGGTAAGATTCATGCGTTTGTTGAGGCGGAAAAAGACAAGATGAAACACATAAACTTTGAGGGAAATCTATATGGGGGCACTCCGATATGCGGAATGAAGAAACAGGTATATGACACAATTTTCGGCGAGACAGACGAATTACATAAATGTAAACGGTGCTTGAAGAAGATCGCTGAGGTGGCAAAATGACCAACGGAAAGGATGGCCCGATGAGTTGGTATCTCGATCCAGACTATGATATTGACCTGGAGGCAGTTCGCTACCAGAACCAGCGATTTTTCTCGGCTACGAAAGGATATGCAATGTCCGGCACGTTCAGTAATTGGCATCAGCAGTCCCGCTTCCATTTGACCGCGCTGCCGTTCGGATTTGTCCCAAAGAATCCGACTCGGCGGAACATCTTTGAAGAGATATGGGCGGCCCGGAAGCGAGTGGAGTCTCTCATTTCGGAAAGGATAGAGGCCGATAATACCCGCAAATGGAGTTCGTTCAAGGTTACATGGCGACCCGTCCGGTCAGAGATGGGGCCACTCCAAATCCTCGGGCCTGGAAGCAGAGTGGAGCATGAGGAAGAAATCAACGAGATGTGGGAAAGGCTATGATGAGCAAGCCGGAGAAGCCGTTCAATTTCCGGATACTGGAACGTCGGGTGCGCAATATCGACAGGGCGATGAACGACCTACTGGACCGGGCGCGGAGAGTGGATTGGGGGCCGATTGACGAGCGCGTTGTGTGCAACATTCTTCACGCCTTCGAGAACGCTTCGTTCGCTTCCGCCCTGGCATTGGACCGGATTGGCCTGATGGCCGAGTATGTGGGGAACGGGAACCCGATGCAGTGCCGGGAAACATTGGAGCAAGTGGAAGCGCGATACATCGGCTACGCCTTGGGCCGGAACAATGGGAATCGGACACAGGCAGCGGAAGAACTCGGAATTGGCCGGAGAACCCTGATCCGGAAGATAAAGCAATACCACATCAAGTAATGGAGGAAGAGCCATGTCTGATACCACAAGCGCCGGGCCGGAGCCTGGAAGCATTGGAGAACTGGTTGCCAAGCTCGCGGCCATGGGCGAGGCGATCCCACCCGAAGAGTGGGCGAAACTCCCGACAGACCTGTCCCTGCCCACGGACGAAAGGATCGAGATCCGGGACAAACGGATCGCAACGCTGGAACGGTATCTCACCGCGACCGTGAATTACTGCCAGCGCATGTGCAGGATCGTGGATTCCTTCATCATGGGCAAAACCGAACCGGTCAAGGATATCTCGGTTGCAACGATGATGCAGCATGAGGACCAGGACCTAATCATCCGGGCCAGAGAAGCCGTCCGAGACGCCTTCGAGACCTGGATCATGCGGGACAACGAGACGCGGCAGCGGATCGAGAACCTGGAGAAGGAACAGGACGACGCGAGGGCGGATTGCCAGTACCTCATCCGTGTCATTCGGCAGAACTGGCAGAAGATGATTCACGGAATGCCCTATGATCCGTACATGCTGCTCAGGGCTAAGGTTGATTCGCTTGAAGAAAAATACGGACCTGAACCCCCGGAAGAAACCGAATGAACGGCAGATCTCAACCCCAGCGCGTTCATCTTGTCTGGGCGAAAACCCGTGGCGGGCAATACCTGTTCGCCGGATTTGCCAAAACGCTGAAGCTGGCGCTGAAGATGCGCGATCACATGCGCTATTCTGGGGACGGTGATATCGAGGACGTGAAGATCTCGACGTACCCGGTCTATGAAGATTTCGCCACGTTCCTGGAGGACCAGATCCGCCGGGAGGCACAGAATTGGAGGCAGATTGACGAAGAGTGGGAGGCGCTATGAACAACACACAGTTAGAACCTAATTCCACCCTGCCGGTTTTCCTGATCTCAATATACCGCCCAATCCTCAACAGCAACCTCAACGTCACGAACAATTCGGAATCCAACGAACTTCGACCGCTCATTATTGGTCAGAAAGAAATATCCGCGCATTCCTGACCGACAATACTCCGGGGGCATGTCGTAATTGCCGTCCCGGATGACATGGCTGTACTTCGGCGGGTCTCCGTACTTGGGTCCCTGGGGATCGGTGAGAACGCCGAGGCTGGATGTGGACTGAAAGTAATCGTTGCAGTACTCGCTGACATTCCCATGGAGGTCATGGATACCCCACGGATTCGCTGACTTCTCCCCGGCAGGATGGGTTTTGGACAAGCCATTCTGTTGATACCACAGGAATGGATCGAGCAGGGGGAACAAATCATCAGGTGACCGGCCCGGAGCAAGCACGTCTCCAAACCAGAATTGGCCCGATGTTCCCGCTCTGCAGAAATACTCCCATTCCGCCTCTGTCGGGAGCCGGAACGTTCCGAAGCCCAGGGCGTTCATCTTGTCGAGAAACTCCTGGATGTCCCACCAGTTCACATTGTAGACGGGATGATTCGGACCTTTGCCCCGATTATCGAGCAGTTCCAGTTCCCGCCCGACCAATGCCCGCCATTGCTCCTGGGTAACCTCATATTTCGATGCCCAGAACGGTTTCGTGAGAATGACCGTATGGGTCTCGAACTCGTTCGACCATCGGCCATACTCATCACGCGGCGTCCCCATCTCGAACTGTCCGGATGGAACCTGGACCATTTCAAGCGGTGTACTCGACCGATCCTGATCGGGCAGCCAGATGCGAATCTGCTGGAATCCCGTTTGTGGATTCGGGGCCAGGCTTTCCATTACTTGAGCATAAAGTGTGATGGGGAATAGAGATACGAATAGCGCAAATACTCCAAACCAACTCATAACAATCCCTCCAAACCGATCAAGTCGAACCTCCAATGAGGTTGTCATTTTGGAAGTCTATCAATTCTCTTTTCAATCTCCAAGTTTTTTTTGACCTATATCCCCAGTAAAACGCCAATGGGGGACCCGCATGGGAAGGATCGTTACACCGGAAGTCACAGAGGACCTGGAACGAACCTTCTCCGCGCCGGTTTCGTTCATGGAGATCTGGCTGGATCCCGACGATTCCGATCCGGATGCCGAGCCGGATTACCGATTCGTGAACCACGGTCGGGACCTCGAATTGGAGGGGATCACCTATACGGCGCATGGATTCGTCCTTTCCTCAATCGACCAGACCGTCTCAAAGGCCTACCCGGACCAGATTCAACTCGGATTTGTAAATGTCCCCGGCATGACCAGCCCAATCGACCTGGAGGGCCTTGCCGCGAGGGGGCGGCTGGACGGCGCACGAGTCAGAATCCGGGACATTTCCCTGTACCACATAGATTCGTCCCTGCACAGCCGGACACGGGTGGATGCTTTCGTTGACGGCATATCCTTCGAAGAACGCGGTGCGCTCGTCAACCTGTCTTCCCAATCCCTGATTCGGCGGACGGAACTACCCAAACGGATGATGGAGCCGACATGCGGATGGAAGATGTATGGGGAAGGATGCGGGGTCGTCAGGGCGACCTATGCCGTGTCGATCACGGCGGGGCCAGGCTCAACACCTTACAGGATCATTGACACGACTACCCTGGTCAGTGAATCCCTTGCGAACGGGGCCGACCATTTCGCGATGGGGTACGTTGAGATCGCGAGCGGCGACTACAAGGGGAAATCGGCTCCAATCCTGCGATTCCATACAACAGATCGCGCTCTCATCTTACAGATTCCCCTCGACGTTCCGGCGGCGGAGATCGTCGGGCTATCCCTGACAGCAATTCCTGGATGTCGATTGACGGCACAGGACTGTGAGACGCGATATGACAACCTGCTGAACTTCGGGGGATTCCATACTGCGCCGCGCGAACCACATTTGGAGACACCGGGGGATTACCGATAAATGCCGCTCCCTGGACTGTTCGCTGCCATTGTCTCCATTGGGAAGTTCCTGTTCTCCGGAACCGGTGCATTTCTGCTCACCGTAGGATTTACGATCTACGGCTTGTTGCATCCCAAGAAGGTTCGGCAAAACGGGACGGGAAACCAGACGTTCCAGGACATCGGCTATAACCCGGTCGGTCGGAACGTTGTACTGCCCCTGGTGATTGGCCGGTACATTGTCTACCCGGCCTTCGCGTTTATCGGAAAGACATGGAATGCACAGCGTCTGAAGGGGACCGTTGACGTTGCGAAGGGGGATGATAAGGCCGGGCGGTTCTGGGTAACGGTCTACTACGCCAAGTCTGCCTTTGCGATCAATGACGGCAAGATCCGGCGGGTGGAACGAGTCTGGTTCAATGATTTCGCAATGGACGATTTTGAACTGGAGCCGGAAGAGGGAGAGTTGTTCCCGGTGGGGGGTGTGCCGGAAGATCAGTCCGCCTGGTACGTGGTTCCGGGGACCGGCAATCAGACAGCTACGGCGGAAGCGGAAGAAGCGGGATTCGCCAGGGTTGTGCCATACCGATACACGGCGTTACTGGTCTGGTCCGGCGAACTCGGTGAAATGAACCGGCTCCCGACCGTTGCGGCTGAAGTAATTGCCGACCAGGAGCAGATTTACGAAAAGACCGGGAGCATAGATTCCGGGCTGGCCGCGGAGGACATCGGGACTTATTTCGGCTATGACGAAGAGACCGGCAAGGTCTGGGCCACTGTAGGCGCGGTGTCGTCCAGGACGAAACGAGGCCTCGTCACCTTCGACCGGTTCGATGGGACCCCCACTTATACCGATCCCCCGCCCATCTTCGGCGATGCGGCAGCCTTCGGGCTGTATTGGGGCTATACGGACAAGGTAATCCTGGTCAGTGACGTATTTGACGGGAAACGGTTCTTCGCCACCGGTCGGCATGGGGATGGGGCCGCAAGCAGCAATTGGATCGTCGATTCCGGTCCCGCACTCTCCGCGGAATCCGTTGAAAGATGGGCCTTCGATCCGTATGAAGGTGTTCTGTTCCTCTATTTCGGCACCAGCAGGAAGATCCTGGCATACGATGTGAACGAACAGGTGTTCTCAACATTGGACGTGTCGGGACACTTCACCGGCCTGTCCGCGTTCGTGGCCCTGTTCTTCGATCATGAGTACAAGCGGCTCGCGTTCGCCTATCAGAACACCGATGGCGACCTGGTCCATGTCGATGTTGCGATTGCGGAATCCGATGGAACCTGGAGCATCTCCGGAGTCGATAGCACGACGATCAACGCCGTGAACACCTGGGGCGGTGTTCCTGACACCCTAAAGGGCCTTGGTAGGGTCGGGGAACTGTGGACGACCTTCGATATCACGAACAAACGGCAACTGCTCTACACGACAACGGACGAGCCGGACGTTGCCCCGGGGCCGGATTCCTATTTCGTGTTCAGCACGGATGCGGCGAAAGACCCTACCGATCTGCTCACCCAGTCAGAGATCCTGACAGGTTCAGCAGATGAGGATGAGCCGTACCTGCATTCTCCGACGGATGCCTGGTTCGATCACCGGAGCCAATACCTGTGGATTCGGGACACCGATCTGTCCGGGAACTGGCTGTTCATTTACACCCGGTGGGCCGGGGAAGATTTCTCATACATCGGCAAACCGGGATACCACATGCGCATTTTCACCCGCGAGGGGAGTCCTGCCGGGGCGATCTGGCTTATCAAGAACCATCGAAGGCTTGGGGAAGGGATCCACGAAAGCCGCATCAATGTCCGGAGTTTCGAGGACGCTGAGGGGCGAGCGATGGAGTTCTGCCAGGTAGGGCAGGGGATAAATGCCTTCTTCGAATACCGGAATCGGGCAGACGTTCTTATGGACAGCCTGGAAGATTCTTCGACCTATGTTCAGGAGATTGAGACGTCTTGCGGGATGCGCCTCTCGGAATTCGATGGGCAGTTGTACCTCATGGCACGGCGTCCGGCGCGGCGCATTCTCTGCACGATCACGGATTCCAAGATCGAAAGAGGCAAGTTGACGTACAGCTATGCCGGTATGACGGAACGACCGGGGAATGCGGTGCGGGTTGAGTTTATGAACCGAACGAACGAAACCGCTATGAACCTGCCGTGGCGGATCGATGTCGTGGAGGTCGTCTATCTCCAGGATGCGGAATCGGTCAGGGGAACCAAGGTCATCCGGACGGTACGAAGCAGGGTCATTATTGACAGATCGGTTGCGTACCGGCTTGGAGAACAGACCCTGCTGGCTTCCATGTTCGAGCGATTGCGGGTCATGTTCCCCACAACCGGGGAACTGCTCCTTGCCGCACCGGGCGATCATTTCTACCTGACGACCGACCTGATTCCCGACTGTACGAAAAAGGTGTTCCGAATTGAGGAAATCACAGAGGACAATGACCGGAACCTCCAGGTCGTTGCCGTGGAACAGTGCGATGATGCTTATCGGCTGCACATTTACCAGCAAGACCCGACGGATCAGCGGGAGAGCGTTCTTGGCGATTATGGAATCTATCTTGACTCCGCAGCGGGACTGACCGACACGTTCGTGCCGTGGCCGGCACGTGCAATTGCCATTGATCGACCGAATGAGAAGCGTGGCGTTGTCCAGTTCCTCTACAGTCGTGGGGAATATGACCGGCATTTGGTGGATATTGCGATCCACACATCGGACGGTCGGGATGCCTCCAGTTTCGCCGTTTTTGCGGCATCGGCGCACCTGCACGAAAGCATTTCCGATAGTGACACAACGATCCAGATCTCCATGGCGTCCCTGCTGGACGATGGGACGCGGGGGGAGACCTTCAAAGAAGGCGAGGGGGGGACGATCTGGATTGCCAGTTATGCCGATGCGGGCGGTGTCAGAATCATGGGTGCGCTTGAAGCGGTGTCCTATACGAATTTCGAGATTGTGACGGTGGGGGGAGAAGAGATCGGGCAGTTTACCGGATGCAAACGCGGTGCGCTCAACACATCGCCGGCTGAGCATAGCATTGTCACTGTGAATCAACCCATGCACATGGTGGAAGATCCTGTCCGGGAAGCGTGGGATGTGAATTTCCCGAAACCTTACGTTCTGGGATATGGAGATAAGCGGACCGGTGTGAACGACGCTTCGTATGTCTATTTCGGGGCAAATGCGAAGTTCAATGAAATCGTGTTCTCGAATCTCGTTCGTTCCAACCCGGAATACCGGATCTATGTCAACGAAATGGAGTATGGCGCGTCTGAGGATTCGGTTGTTTGGGAGAAGGCTGTCGGATTATGCGATGAGACCGACGATTTTATGAACCTGAATGGGACACAGCAGCGACGGATCATCACCTTCGAGGCGGGGATGGATTGGAAAGTGTCCGATGTGAATGACTATAACCGATATTGGGTCAGGTTCGAGAAAACCGTAACAGTCCCCCACACGAGGCATGGGTACGGATTCGACCAGATACCGCAGGAAATGGATCAGGCAATTACGTTGCGGCTGTGTCCTGTTGTCTATAAACACGTGCCCTGGCCAACCTCGTATGAGTATCCCAGAGAGGACCAGCGGCAGGATCTACAGTTTGAGGTCGCCGGGATTGCTAGATGGAGCCAGGCAAGCGCTTCGACGCAGAATCCGATCATCTTGATCGATATCGGCACGGAGTTCGGCGACCGGGGCATGTATTCGGGAGATATGGACCTGGACGAGAGTTCGCCCGAACTGAAAAAGGGGGATGGAGTGTACCTGGGGACGGATGGGAAAGCGTACAAGTTAGATCCTACCAGTCCCGTCGATGTGAAGGCGTGGCTTGGATTCGCTACTGAAAACGTCCAGCCCGGCGCGAAGATCGCCGGAAAGGTCGATGTGGACGGTACGGCCTATAACAATTCCTGGGCGATGACGGCAGGGGCAGAAGTCTATGTTGATTTTGCGAATAAGACCCTGACTCAGACACGCCCGACCGGGCAGTATACGGTCGCTGGTATTGCCACTCAGTCAAACGAATTGCAGATGACTATTAACGGAGACATGGGCCGGGAATGGCTTTTGCTCCGGTGGCACAAAGAACTACTGACATCCGACGACGATGACCCGGCCACCCCTCATTATCCCCTCTCTCACAAGGCGAGGCAGAATCCCATCATGATTTTTGTGGGTGGTGCGAATCAGTCCGAAGGGAGCGGAGATCCTGCCTCCCTCGACAGTACGATCTATGGATTCGTGCCGGATGCTGACCGGCGCGGGATCAAGCTGACGTGGAAACCGGATCCGGGAACCGGGGTGGTGGCTGTATATTTGATCGAGGAGGAATAATGAATCCGATTCAGTATGCGTTGATAGACTTGTCCGGTGGCGGATATGTCAAGATGTGCCATTTTACATGGCCGCACCCGACCAATGGTATGGAACAATGGTCTCGCATTCTCCCAAACCTGCACGTGTTCAAAGGTTCGCGGATCAGTAAGAAAGTCCAAAGTGCTCTGATCGGGTATGATGCGCTTCTTGTACAGGTCCGCAATGCCAATGTCCTTTCAACTCTCTGCGCCATGCGGAAGCAATTCCCTGTCTCGAAGATTGTCATGGTTCCCTATCATTCTACCAGCGAATACTGCCCGAAACTGTTTGAAGCGATCAGCGTTGTCGATGGAATCGCGGTAACCGATGTGAGCGAAATGGACGTTTGGGAAACCTTGGCACCGGGCAAATGCTTCTGGCTTGGTTTCCCGATTGATTTTGAGATTTACGAGAGGAACTCCAGGTCGGTGCATTTGCGGGATCGGAACACCGTGCTCCTGGATGATTGCCAGGAAATTCTGGTTCATGCGAAGATGCTCCAGAATGTATGTGGACCGTTGCGGTTTCTTGTCCGGCCTCAATGCCATCAACCGGAGACGCTCCGGACGAAATTTTCCCTGGCAGGCATGACCTGTGAAGTGGTGGTCAAGGAACCATTGGAACAATGCCTGCGCGATTCGGAAGAGGCCATTGTCGCCTTCTCTTGGAGCGGGACCCCCGCATTCCAGATTGATTGTGCAGCGCAAAGGATTCCCTGTGTTGGTGTTGACTTCGGCTATCAGCCCATCTTGTTCCCCGAAATGTCATACCATGTGATTCGCGGGCACAAGTTCGCATTGGAGCATGTTAATCGGTTCATAGTGTCCAGCAATGGACCAGAGTATGAGAATGTGACTACGAGAGCCTTCAAATATGCGGTGTGGATGTTCCATCCGACCGTTTGTGTAGTCCGATGGGAACGATTCCAAGGGTTTTTATTCCAAGGCGAAAAACCGATACGCGGGCCTGAATGGAAATAATGGAGTGTGATTGCCGATGGAAATTGAGATGCTCCCTGTGATCCGGTTTCGAGACAACAATGGAACCGAGTTTTTCGCTCGAACCCAGGGGGACTATTACCGAGTCCTTCGGGACCTTGGCGAGTTGCGCCCGATCCCGCCTGAAGCCGAGCGGTATCTCGACACTCTACGATTCGACGCCGAAGACTTTGATCGTCGATTTAATGATTTGTGGGAACCGGAGTACAAAGAGGAGCCGGTTGATTACGAGACATTCGTGACAAATCCTTACTTCCTTGGCGCGTCAATGAGCCTATTCCCACGGTTAATTGAAGAGGGGATCAAGATATTTCATAGCGGCAGGGAGTATGCCGAGATCATCTATACCGGCGGGATTGGGTGGGGGAAATCCTATCATGCAGTTTCGATTGTGGCCTATGACTTGTACCGCATGTTGTGCATGAAATCCCCACAGCGCATGTTGGGGCTTGCCGACAATGGAGACCTGTATTTTGTCAACCTGGGAATTACGGAGGGGCAAGCGAAGAGCGTGTTCTTTTCCAAGGCTCGAAACAACATCATCGCTTCACCGTATTTCCTGGAGCAGTTCGACAAGATTGGATTCAATCCAAAAAACAATCGTTCCATCATAGCCCTGCCGAATTTTCTTTTTCTGCAACCCGGTAGTTCTCGCGACACTTCGATCATCGGTCAGGATGTGGTCGGGGTGCTGATTGACGAAACCAACTGGCTCGCGTACAGCGACAGGAGTGCAACCGAGAAGATCACTGATGCCGATGGCGACCACATGACCAGTCTCTATCACAGCGCGGAGAACCGGTTGAAGTCCAGGCTGGCACAATCGGGGATCTCGCCGGGTCATTTAATACTCATTTCGTCCGCGTTGCATCCGGGAGACTGGATTGAAAACCATATCGAGAGATGCCAGGACGATCCCAAAACCTACATCATGGATAAAGCGACCTGGGAATCCCGCCCGGAGCAGTACGTTGGGGGATGGTTCCGGGTCCAGGTCGGAAACGACCTGATCTCAAGCAAGGTGCTGAATGAGGGCGAGAAAGCCGATCCAACCTGTGAGGAACTTGAGGTTCCTGAAGAGTTTCGCAAGCAGTTTGAAAGGGACCCCGACCGTGGATGCCGGGAATTCGGTGGCAAGCGAACGATTTCACAGACTTTCTGGCTCCGTGATCGGACCTGCCTGTTACGGGCGTATGAGCGAGCCGCGATGAGAATGATCCAAGACAAGCCCTTCCCATTACGACATCCGGCGAACGAGGAATCCACGTCGCTGGGTGTCCTGTTTGAAATGGATTGGGATTATCTGTGCGAGAAAGGCGAGGATGGGTATCGGCCCCGGCGGTTCCCGTCTCAATTACGGTGGATCCATATTGACCTTGCCAAAACCAGGGATGCGGCATCTATCTCGATGGGGTATGTCACACACGTTGAGGTTGTGGAAAAGGAGACCATTCCAGGCAGACCGTTTCGGATTCGGCTACCGATTATCGAGATCGAGCTGATGCTGCAAATCGTTCCCGGTCGGTCGCGGGAGATTCTTATCAGTCCCATACGGGAACTGATTCTGAATATCAAGAATCACGGATTCAAAGTCCGGGTGAGTGCGGACCAGTATCAGAGTGTCGAGATTCTCCAGGATCTCCAGGCCCAACGAGTTAAGGCGGAGAACTTGTCGATTCACAACAGCGCATCTCCGTGGATGATCCTCAAGGATGCGCTGATGGAGGATCGGCTAAGCCTATATCGGCATCCAGTGGCGCACCGGGAATTGATCCATTTGATGTACGACAAAACGAAGGAAATTGTCGATCATCCGGCTTATGACGCCGAGAATGATCGCGGGCGGATCGGGAGCAAGGACGTGGCAGATACGATATGTGGTGTGGTATGCGGGTTGACGGAGCGGTTCGCGTCGAAAGCGGTTGATTTTGCCCCTCAGCCCGTGGTGCAACAACCGGAACGAGAACGAGTTACCTGGAAATCCAAGATGCCCGAATGGATAGGCAAAGGGGGTTACCTGAAATGAGCGAAAAAATTCAGACAATTTTTGAGTACGAACGGGCTGCACCAGAACCCGAGAGCGGGAAGTTCATGTCCCTTGTCAAACGATTCTGGCCTTTCAAGGATGCCGAGAAGAAGGAAGAACTGCCGAAATCACTGCGCCGCGAGGCCGCATTCGATTACTGGAAAGCGGTACAGGTACAAGATGATCGGGCCGGGAAATATGCGGAGTATGAACAACTGGATCTACACGTCCCAGAGGTCCGAGCGGCCATGGACGCCTTTGCGGATAATGCGGTTGCCGGAACGCACGGGGATTCCTTCGAAGTGACCACGGAGCATGAGGGAGCGAAACTTGCTTTTGAAGTCCTAGAACAGAACACGGAGATGAAATCGGATACATGGTTCACCCTGCGCGAAATTGTTCACATGGGGGATTACTTCGCTGAAATTCTTTCCAATGTGGAAACAGAATCAAATCCGATGCTGTGGTCGATTACCGATTTGGTTCGAGTGCCGCCGGATACCATCCGATACAACCTGGCGGAAGGCCGCATCCATGATCCTGCAAAGACATTCGTTCAAGATGCGGACAGCAAAGAACCGATTTACTTTTCCGATGCGGAGATGGTTCATTTCCGGTTCCAGGGCCGGAAAGGGAAATGGTACGGCTCGTCTCTCCTTGAGCCGTTACGGAAAACCATCAAGCAATGGCAGGCGCTTGAGGATGGTTTGTGTATTGCGTTTCTGATTCGTGCATCTGACCGAGTTTGTTACCATGTCCCTGTCCCTTTGGAGTGGGATCTTGAGGAAGGTCTGAAGGCCGCCAAGCGGTTTCTCGACTCGATCAATTTCAAAACCTCGTTCAATTCCGAAGGGGAGATGAGGACCGACCGCGTTCCAATCACTCCCGAAGAGAACATCGCGATTCCGGTGTGGCCCGGCGGGCAGGGGGGTGTGTCGAAATTGACGGGGCAAGCCAACTACTCCGGAATGCTGGAAGTTGTTTTTGCATGGCGAGATAAGTTGTATGCGGCTCTCCAGATTCCGAAGTCAATCGGCGGTGGGGATGCCAGTGACGTGAACGGCAAGAATGTCATTACCCGGCTGGACGTGCAGTTTGCCCGTCGATGCAGGAGAGTCCAACTGGCCGCTACATTCCCATATCGACGTGTTCATATCATTCAATTGGCTCTGCGGGGCATTGACCCGAGAACCGTGAAGTTCGAGATCAATTGGCCCCCGCTGGGGGTCGAGGATGAACTGATTAACTGGCAGATCAAAGAGGTTAAGGCCAATATCGCCAATTTGCTCGGTGGGATGTATGGACCGCCGCCAGCGAAATGGGTCTATGTGCGGCTCTTGGGTCTCTCAGAAGAAGAGGTTGAAGAGTATGGCCTCATTCCGGAGCCGATGCAAAAAGAACCGCAGATGATCCCGGCGTGGCAGGAGATCCCGCAGGAGATGATCGCGAAACTGGTGTCTACGCCCATTCTGCGCGAAATGCTGCGCGATCTGCGGATGTTGGTCGATTGGAAATTGGAGTGGGAACGGGGTGTTCGGGGCCGGTTCGGGGATCCGCATACCCTGGCCGGGCTTCCCTCTCCCGCGTCCGAATCCCGATTTGTGACCAACGTGGTCAATCATGTACATCAATTACGAGAGACGCGCCCCCGGTGATCTGCGGGAACCCCCTCCCCGGCGGAGCCGGGGGGCGTCTTTCGATACAAGGTATTATGTGCTCCTGTTGTGAACTGTTAGCCGAACTCGACGAACTGTCTATCCTTCTGTCCGAAAGCAAGGACATCAACAAAGATGTCCAGTCTGGAACGATCCAGGCTGGTCTGGACCTGGAAGCGGGAGCCGGTCGAATCAAAGTCCCTCACGCCGGTCGGTTGGAATACCGCGCAAAAGCGGCTGCGCTCAAATCGAGGTATTCCGCTCAATTGTGGGGAGCAATTGACAAGGCCGCCAAGGGCGCGAAATCGGCGGCTGTTTTCCGGAAAGAAGCAATCGAGATCATCGAGGAATTCTTCCAGAAGGCATGGACCCTTGGCCGCATGACGGTCGGTCTTGGAAAAGAGATGGGGAAGCTGGAGTTAAAGGCCGTGTCTGGAGCGGCCAGGGAGGAATTCGCATTTGCCAAGAAGTTTATGGAAGACGTTCGGGACGGAACCGGCAAGATGCCATCCGACAAACGCCTTCAGATGTATGCCGATACGCTTGATTCGATGTATATGCGGGGTGTCGTTTATGGCTTGCCGTCCGATGTGGAGATCTGGTGGGTCTTGGGCATCGCGGAGCATTGCCCGGACTGCATAGAATTATCGCTCGGCAGCCCCTACAGCAAACCTGGATATGGGGACAATCCGCTCCCTGCTGTGCCTGGGAGTGGTTACACCCAATGTCTAAGCCACTGCAAATGTACACTGGAAATGCAGCACCAAGGGGAGAACCTCTCACCGGAACCGCAGATTGCGTATGACGCCGAAAAGAATGGGGTCGATTGGGCCGAGTGGCCCAAGGCCGAGCGGGATGCCATCAAAACAGAAATGGACATGGCGAATCGGCTATTCGGTCAGATGGCCTATTACCGGCAGATGATGGAAGCAACGAGGGACAATCCGGTCCTTCGGCGTGAATATATCGCTGCCCGAAAGCGGGTAAACCAGGAGATCATCGAGTTGCAGCGGAAGATGGGCGTCCGGCTCGTACCCAGAGCCTCAGTTCAAGACATCATCGCTCCAGTCACGGAGGCGAGGCGGGCTAATCTGATCCTGGCAACCCGGTTTCCGGAACGGGTGAAAAGCGGGGATAAGATTCGGATCCTGAATGGCCTGAGCACGACACAGGGAAAAGTAACGGATATCAATCGGGGAAACGGCGGGGTATTGCATTATTCAGTCAAGGAGAACATCAAGAAATCCGTCCGGCTGGATGATAGTGACCAGACGATTGTCTGGATTGATCGGAAAGAGGTTGTCAAATGAAACCAACCATTGTGATGATCGACGCTGCAAATGGAACGAAGCTGCTGCGGACGGATCCCATTCGGGAAGCGACATACACCTATTGGCCCTACCTGTTGGGGCCGGACAGAGACGATACGCATTCCTTTGGAGAAGATAGGATCGACTTCCAATACTATTTCAGCGGTCGGGCAGATTCGCCGAAGGCGATGGAGCCGGAAGAGTTGCCCCAGGCGGCGGCCGTCTTTGTGATTGGGGAACCCCCGCAATCACAAGAGATTTTCCGTCGAGTCCGGAAGAAACAACGCAATGCAAAGGTGTGCGCATTCCATGGTCTTCATTTCTACGAAGTTATCGAGTTCCGGCGGCGGCTGTACCCGAAAGAGATCTCGATCTATGAAGAGGCCGATGGAATCTTGTGCGCCCGTCAGAGTAATACCCACATGTGGAAACAGATCTTTCCTGATAAACCGACCTACTGGTTGCCGGTGCCGTACCCGCTTTCGTACATCAGAAGCCTGTTCCCGGCTCCCCACAATCCACGCCGGACCTTCCGGGTCGGATTCATCGTGTTCTGTGAATGCGAAGCGTCGTTCCTGACAGCCTATGCAATCCACAAGCGGCTCGGCGATCGCTTTGAATTTGTGTTCCTGAATGTACCCGCCACCTATCAATCCGGTAAAGAGCCGACTCCCGAACGGATGACTGAACGTCTTCTGCCAGGCTCGGTTCAGGATAGCTGGAGTTCGTCGCTTCCGTTCCGGCATTCCATCGTTTCAACCTGGATCTCGTTCCAAGATTTTATTCGGCACATTCACAATTGTGATTTGGTCATATTCGCGGACAACAAGGGTCATCAGGGGCGGGTGCTGATGGACTGCGCCGCGCTCAAGATCCCCTGCGTGTGTACGGACTCGACCTCGTGCGCGAATCGGTTGTGGTCCGATCTGTCCGTTCCCATGACCGGAATCCTGGAGAAATCTCTCGAAGTGGCCGAGCGATTGGCGAGAGGAGACCCGGAACTGAGGATATATTCGGAGCGGGCCTCCGATACCTTACGGGCCAATTTCGGCGAGGAGGCATCCAAGAAACGCATGATTTCCCTTCTCGCGGATCTCGGAATCGCCTGCTGATCTCTATATCCCCTGGTAAACCGAATCCAGGGGATGCCTCATGCGCCGATTGTTCCAGTGTCTTGTCCTGCTGTTCTGGGCCGTGCCAACCCTGGCCCAGGTGCGGGAAATCAACTGGAAGCAGATCCAGCAACCCCTGAAAGGCGATGTGGAGTTGGAGTATGCCACGGGAACCGTGAAAGCGGCCACCGGAGAGTTCTCCCATCTCTTGAACCTGCCAAGCGTGACGGACTTTGAGGACCAGACCGGGAACGCAAGGGCTGGCAGCACGGTCTATTCCGCCACGGAAAACAAGATTTACGTGTTCGACGGGACTGCCTGGGCCGAAGTGTCCAGCGCGACGAGTGAAACGGGGGATGAGACGGGGGGCGAGACGGTAGCTGCCGATACCATATTGGCCGTGACCGATCTGACCATTGTGGGTGCGGGCTACTACCGATACCTCTTCCCAAACTACGCCGATCCCGGCAGCCCCTTCTATTCCAAGGCATTCAAGGGCGGCACACCAATTGTCCGAGTCGGGCCTGATGCGGAGTTCACGCCGTATGTGCTCCTTTTGCCCGGGGCAACGGTGGGCAGTCATCGGGGATTCCGGGTGAACCTCGCGAGCGGCGAGACATTCAGCGAGGCGTGGGAACTCAAGATTCTTGGCGTGTTGGAGGACATAGACGCAATACGCTGGTCCGATCTGTGCAGTAATAGGGCGGGGGGAGTGCAGATGTATTCGGACCAACTCTCGACCCGTATGTCCGGGCGGTTTCTCAGGAGATAGACATGTACGGATTCAAGGAACTGAACGCGGTGGAAATTGCTCGATTCGCTTACGAGACGGACAAAGCCTTTTTGGACGTGACGGGTGAACAGGAGGCCGCGTCCTGGGATGAACTCAGTGACATGGACGGATCGCTCGACAAGAACGGGCGGCATCCGGTCCAGAATGAATGGATTCGCAGGGTGCGGAAAGAACTCAAGCGCCGGAAGAGCGGTGAGGGTGAACTGAACTACGGAGCGAGCAACGAGGACATGCTCCGGGCCATCCTGTTCGGGACCATTGTCCAATTTGCAACGTATACACGAGACGGCATACCGGGAATGTAGAGGATGATGAAGTGAACTCAGCGGAAACCAAGCAGAACACTCTTGCGCCACGGGCGTGACGAAAGACGTCAAGGACGCCACGCGAGAGAAAATATAGCGGTCCCGGAATGCGTGGACGAGTGGCAATTCTAAGCAACCCTCCCCCACTCCCGCCCCCAACTCCGGCACAGAGCACCAGGGCCACGGGTTCCGGGACCGCTTCAACGAGTACGCCGAAGACAAAGACAAGGAGGAAGGAATGTATAGAAACCGATACAAGATAGCGGCATGTGCCGCTGTGGGGATTCTGCTTTGTGCAGTTGTCCTTTGTGCATGGACACAGACCGTTGACAAGGCGACGGCCCAGGCACGGCTTGAAGCGCTGACCAAACGCACGGCAGAGATCGACTCACGTCAGGCGGCGCTCAAGACGCAATATGCCGACTTGCTGACCGAGCGAGACAAGTTGCGCCGGTGGCGTGAAGCGATTGCTATTCGGCTGGAACGGGTCGAGAAGCAATTGGAGGGATACGTGCGCGAGACCGAGGCATTGGACGTGGAGAGCGCAACGAGTACGGAACAGATTGCCTTTTTGAAACAGGGCCTTGCATACCTGGAGAATGGAGCGGTCAAGGAAGTTCCTCTGACGCCGGACGATTTGCTGGAACTGATCGCCAAGGACGAGTTGGGAGCGACGGGCGAGATTGAGGTAAAACCATGATGCGACGATCATTGGTGCTGTTGGCGGTAGTGCTGTGCGCGTGGCCCGTTGGGGCGCTTGATCTGGAGAGTCTTGCTGTTGAATATCACGGAGCATGGGTCATCAGCAGCACTCAGACACTCACCCCCAATGTTGTTCACAGGTGCGACAGTCTAACAGTTAATTCTGGAGTCGTGGTCACGCCAAGCGGTACTGGTTCTGATGGATGCCTGATTATCGTCTCGGACGCAACGATGGTAGTCAATGGCGTGATTAGTGTGGCTGGATGCGGCTATGGTGCGGGATTGAACTGTGCCGGGAGCGCATCCAGCGCGACGGTTACGAGCAGCAGCATTGCCCAGTTCTACGGTGCGGGCGGCGGTGGTGGCGCAGGCGTGAGCGCCGGTTACGCCGGTGGCGGAGCATCCGCACAGGGCGGTACTGGTGGCGCGGCGTCACGTGGTGGAGGGGTTGGAGGATTTGCTCGGAACGGTGGAGATTACACGTTGGCAGGTCTGGCCTGTACCTTTGAGGACTTAATCGCCTCAAGTATACGCGGCGCGGGCGGTGGCACAGGCGGTACGGGGACAAGTGGAACGCCTGGAACCGGCGGATACGGCGGCGGGTTACTCGTTCTCGTGGCCGATACGATAACGGTCAGTTCGACGGGCAAGTTGATTGCTTGTGGGCAGGGCGGCCGTGTAGCCGTAAAGATGTCGGTCAACGGGCATGGGCCAGGAGGCGGCGGCGGTGGCGGTGGTGGCGTGATCTGTTTGCGATATCGTAGCCTATCGAACGCTGGAATAATCAGTTCCTCCGGCGGTGGCGGATCGCCTGGGATTAGTGGGCACGCGGCCTATCTCGTCACCTGGCAGAATGGAGCAGATGTATGGGGCACTCCTCCCTATTACGGAACGTGGGAAACGGGAGGCGCAATCTCGGCAGCAGGGGGTAGTTGGGGCAACGGAGGCAGTGTCAATGTATCTGGTGCGCCCCATGCTGGCGGAACGGGAATAGACCTCAGTGGTGGCGGCGGGGCATTGTATTCAGCCGCTGGGTCAAATGGTAGCGGAACATCGGGCGGAGCCGGAGCGACTGCGGATGAAGCATACGTGGGCGGTGGTGGTGGTGGTGGTGGGCGCGACGGGGTAAAGGGGGGTAATGGTGGAGACGGGAAGGAGTCTGCTCTTTGGGGCGGCGGTGGAGGAGCCGGTGGAGCCGGTGGAAGTATTTTGCACGACATTACCACGGCGGATGCCGTTGCTGTGTGGGAATATGTTTTGGCCGGGGAGACCGCAAAGAATCGGCTGATTGCGCTGGAGGATTCCGGATCGACGGACCTGACACCGGCCCTCGAACACATCGCAGCAGTTACGGCGCAGCTCGGCACGGTTCAAAATCAGGCTTTGGCGCATATTGCGGCGGCAACGGCTCAGGAACAGGCAAACTCGAACCAAGCCCTTGTTCACATCGCAGCTGCAACGGATCAAGTTGACACGGCGATTACGAATTCCCGCAATCAGATCGCCGGGATGCTCGCAAACGCTACCGGCCTGATCGAAGAGGCAAGCGCCAGTATCGGTCCCTTCGCGAAAGCCGCTGCCGGGATCTTGCTCCCTGACATTATCCAGTGGAATCAGGTTCATTCCGAAACTTCGGCCAGCGGACAAACGGCGGTGCAGGTGATTGGCCGGTCCCTGGGATCTTACGATCCGGCCAG